GAGCTTCGCTCTTTCGTACTTCGCGTCAGAGTGGCTCAGTAAGCTGGATGACGGTAAATTGTCGCCCAGCAAGACTGCGACCACATGGGAACGCTTCAGTATGGCGGAATCATCCTGTTTCGAGACTAACCAGCGTCTGTCGCGAGAGTGGGCTTCGAGCCCATGGCAGCAAGAAATTTCTCTTGCTACCAAAATTGTCGCTAAGATTCTGGGGCGTTTCGACTGGGATGAGGCAGCGAGAGGTTTTGGGTGGGGCCCTGGAGCCACCACCCGACTGACCCGCCGAAAGGCGGATGCTGCGTACAAATATAGCGGTACACCGCATGCAACAATAGGTAATGCGATCCTCGCTAACACCGTTATTCGGTGGAGCCCTCTATGGGCTCGGGAACTTCCCGAGCTCACGGAGGACGAGGGCGTCGGCTACGTAAAAATTGTGGCCGGCAATCGCATTGTCACTGTCCCGAAGAATTACAAGACGGACCGGACGATTGCTATCGAACCCGACATGAACATGTTTGTTCAAAAGGGGATAGGTAGCGTTATCCGGAGTCGATTAAAGCGGGTCGGAGTTGATCTTAACGATCAATCCCGAAATCAGCGACTGGCTAGAGTTGGGTCAGTTGCTGGTACACTTGCCACCATCGACCTCAGCATGGCTAGTGACTGTTTGTCTAGGTCACTAGTCGAGCTGATGACGCCTTCTGAGTGGTTGGACGCACTTGGGCAGTGCCGTTCTCCATTTGGGATTCTTCCTTCTGGTGAGAAAATATTTTACCAGAAGTTTTCGTCCATGGGAAACGGCGCTACGTTTGAGCTGGAGAGTTTGATTTTCTACTCTCTGGCGATGGCGTGCGCTCTACTCATGGGTGAAGAGGTGGATCGTGTAACAGTTTATGGCGACGACATTGTCGTTCCGTCGACTGTTGCTCCTCGGCTAATGGGCCTCCTTAGTTACGTTGGGTTTACCCCTAATGTAAAGAAGAGCTTTTACACCGGGAAGTTTCGCGAGTCGTGTGGTAAACACTACTACGCGGGGCACGATATCACTCCGTTTTACGTCAAGCGTGCACCCAAAACGCTGGTGGAGCTCTTTCTTCTCCATAACCAGCTCTTCCGTTATCTTAACCGAATGAGGTGGCTCAGTGAAGAAAAGAGATCCGCTTTGCGTGATGTGTGTACGTGGCTCAGGCGTTTTGCGCCTGCAGCCTGGCGTAAGCCCGTTATCGTTGACGGAATGGGTGATGGAGGCTTCGTCGGATGTTTTGACGAAGTTTGTCCTACTCCCTGCCGTCGAGGTTGGGACGGTTATCGATGTAAATCGATTATCGCCGAACCAGCTCAGGAGTTTATTGATTCTCCTGGGCTCTCCCTCAAATCGCTTGCGAGACTGGAAAAAGTCTTTGCGAGAGATTCTGTGTTGGGAGTTTCCCGAGCGGTCTTTGAAGACGCCCCGGGCGATAGCGAGGTGTACCCGATCAAGGGTCAACGGTATGTAGTAGGAACGGTGTTCGTCAGCCGTTCACAGCTACATAGGCAGTGCAC